GAAATATAGAGCAGCTTCTTGTGCTCTAATGCCGTCCAGCTCTGCTTGTCGAGCTTGTTTAGTAGCGTCTTCCATTTTCTCTCCTTATACCGATGTATCTACTAGAAAACCACGAAGTGAGCCAATTGTCAAATCGACACCGCCCTTATCGTTGATTCCTTCTCCGTCAATTACGGCGGAAGCAATTGCGTTCTTCTGTTGAAGCGCCTCATACTGACGGACCTCAATAGACCCTGCGGTTAGCACGTCCTGAATGACGATAGTCTTCCATTCAGAGGACGCTCTACGAATTCTACCATTACGCTGAATAGCAAGTCCAGAAGACCACGGTAGGTCGTAGTTTATAAGCATGTTAGCAGCAGGAAGATCCACACCATAGCCGCCAGCGTCAGAGCTAACGATAACCCTAATATTTGGATCGTTGTTGAGTGCGTTTTTATGCGCTTCTTTTGTCTTAGCATCGAGCTGCCCAGTATAAGGAACAGCGCGATCAGCACCGAGACGTTGAACGATAATATCCACCATATCGACATAGCTACAGAACACCACTAACTTATTTGCGTCGTTTTGATCTAGGAAGTCTTTAGCGTAGGCCACAAATGCCTCTAGCTTAGTGTCTGGAAGCCCGTCAAGCAGTTCTTCGTCATCCAGTTGGCTGGCGTAGGCAGAACCTTCTCCGTTGGCCTGGCGGAACTTTACAGCACTAGTCTTGAGTAGCTGGGGCGAGCAAGTAAGCATCTTTAGTGCGCCAATCTTAGACATAACTTGACCACGTAGCTCGTCTGCAGGTCCTCCCCACGACTTCTCTACGCCGTAGTGAGCCATGATGTTAAAAGAGCTTCCGAACAAGGTCTGGGCGTTGTCCAAATCAAGCAGCAGGTCGTCGCTGATGCGCTTGTAAAGCTTGGCTGACTTCCTGTCCATGTTCACGAAGATTGGGTCCTTGTGGATGGTCTCAGGCAGGAATGGGGCCACGTCAGGGTCCTTCTGTGACTTGCGTACAGAGGCCTCCTTCATGTGCTCGTGAAGGGTAGGTAAATTGCGGTAGCGGTCTACGCCACCCCAGGCGTTACGCACAATAAACGTGGCGTCAAACTTGTCAAAGCGGCCGAGCACAGAATCATCTACGAACTGCATGATGCTGTAAAGTTCTTCAGGTTTACCGTTTTCGATAGGGGTACCTGTAAGCGCGAAGCGGTACTCGCAAGTAGCCAGCTTCTTAGTAGCCTTGGCACGCTTGGACTTAAATGATTTAATAGCAGTAGCCTCGTCCAAAACGATGAAGCCACGTGGAAGTTTGCTTACGTACTCCCAGTCATTTACGACCTGCTCGTAATTCATGATTACGTAGTCAATCCCGGTGGAACGCCACTTGAACGCGCGTTCGTACTGCTTCTTGCGCTGGTCAGCGTTACCGTCAATTACCAGCGGAGTAGAGCCGTTAGTAAACTTCTTGATTGAGGCTGCCCACTGATACTTAAGGCTAGATAGGCAAATGACTAGGCCAGGCTCTAGAACCTTCTCCTCGTCCATCAGCTTCTCAATAGCAGCGATAGTTAGTACAGTCTTTCCAAGCCCAAGGTCGTATGCCACAAGCATCTTGCCGCGAGCGCACATTTTCTCTACAGCCTCTGGTTGGTAAGGAAGCAGCGTACCTACAAAGCTCACGACAGCGCTCGCAGTCCGTGTACAGAATGCTTAGCGGTCTCAATCCCTGTGAGGATCTCCGAACGGCTCATAGCCCCTACGTCTTTCATCTCAGTGTGAGAGTAGTTAAAGAACCACGCCTCAAATCCACGGCTAACTGAGAGTTCCAGCATCTTCTGTGAAGAACCCCGTCCGGAGTCGTCATTGTCAAACGCGAATACAATTTCGTCAGCCTCAAGAATCAAGTTTAGTTGAACATTAGAGAATAGCGAGCCGTATGTCGACACGCCACCCTTTATGCCTATAGACTCTAGGCGAACCACATCTAGCGGAGACTCGACCACGATCATCTGCCCGCCCTCGTAGCGGTTGAATCCGAACAAGGTTGTCGACTTCTCGACGCCCTGTGGGTAATTATTAAAATAGCGTCGGCTAAAACCCTTCTCCTGCCAACCACGTAATTTATTTGAATACGGGTCGCGAATTACAGTAATCCAATTTGAGTGCTGAGGGTCCCAAAGTATCTGGTGTTTCTCAGCAGCGGCTAGGGTTAGCCCACGAGCCTTTAGCGCGTGCTCTGGTGGATAAGTGAATAGAGCAAGTCTGGCCTCACTGATATCAGTAACGGGCTTGAATACAGACTCTTCCTCTTCTTCCTCATCGTTACCGATAGAAAGGTTATCGAAGGATAGGTAGAGCCAGTCTTTAGCGTCAGCGTAATCCAATAGTCCGTTGGCGTCTTTAAGCCCTTGTACCGTAGCGATTAGAGAGAATAGGCTGCCCTTGAACCCGCAGGAAAAGCAGATATGCGCTCCAGTCTCGGCGTTAATCCACCAAGAAGGGTTGTGGTCTTCCTTGCCAGTGATCTCCTTGTGTCCTGGGCATAGAGCCAGAATTTCGGAACCACGGGTGTTAATTGGGTCAATGTTAAGGCGCTCAAGGACGCGCTCCATCTCATCAATTCTCATACGTCATCACTTGTCATCTCACGGAACAAACCACTTGCCCAGTCCCACATTAGGGAGGCTTCTACGTTACCGCTGTTACGAGCGGCCATAACCTTTAGAGTCCTGGTATCGTCAACCTCTTCGTCCTCACGCTCAAGGCCGAATACAACGTCAGCGTCCTGAAGGAACGAGGACGAGTAACCAATTGAGTCGGTGCTAACCTTACCCTTTTTGGTCTTCCAGTTAAGCGCCTGAGTAGTGATCACAATAGGTTTATTAGTTTTCTGCGCTAGTCGCTTTAGCGAACGAGTGATTCCTGTAAGAGCTTGAGGAGTATTTGACTCTCCAGTCTGCTCGTCCATCATCAGGTACACACCATCGATAAACACTACGTCTGGCTGAAGAGTCTGAATCTTACTGTGGATAGCGGATACGGTTACTCCGTGAGCCGAGTCCACCAACCAGAAGTCGTTTTCATCCTCAGACATTTTGTTTAGAGCCTCTTGATAACGCTTCTCTTCGTCCGAGTTCAACGCACCCGTGATTAGTCGGTTGTGAGAAACCTGTGCTCGCATGGAGTCATAACGGTTCTGCTGTTCACGGTTTGTCATCTCAAATGACTGGAACATCGGTGAGAGGTTCTGGTTGTGGATGTTGTTCGCAATCTGAAGAGCGAGCGTTGACTTACCAGTCTTTGGGGTTGCCACGATTACAATCAGCTGACCCTTCTGAAGACCGTTAGTGACCGCATCAATAGTAGGGAAGCCGGTTGCCACACCCAGTAGTCCAGGGTTGTTCTTGCGGAACAGGTAGTCTTCCCAGCGGGACTCAGTAGTAGTAATCAAGTTGACGTCAGAGGTCTTGTTTAGGCCCTCTTCTTCAAGCTTGACGATACCGCTCTGCATTAGTAGCAACGCGGACTCGTGGTCCTTATTGTTCTGGATCTCGTCTACGGCAGAACGTAGAGTGCTGACGATTGAGTTCTTACGGCGCTTGTCTACAATCTCATCAATCAGATAATCGATTGAGTCTGTGAGCGGTTGAATTACGTATGCAGGGAAATTAGCCTTTACGACCTCTTCGCTGGGACACTCTGCGTACTTTGAGAAGTGCGTACGGAGAAATACCCAAACGCGCTTGTCATCATCGTCAGTGAACCAGTGGTCCGATACGTTGTTCTCAAACAGTGGGGACAGGTCTCTGACCTGAATCACGCCACTAAGTAGTTTTGATTCTGTGCTCATAATGTAGGAAAGTCCATTCCCCATCGACCGTACCGAAGTAACCGCGATGGAATGTCAATAACGCCAACGACTTCTGGCCGATACGGAAGTTCTGCAACTACCGAGTCAACCGATTTGTAGGACGAGCCGTAACGAAAAGGATTCGTTCCGATCTTGTCCAGATAATTCATCAACTCTATCATCTGCTTATCAGAATGTGCAAAACTGATTAACTCTAGGGTCATGAGGCTTTTACTAGTAAACAGATACAGGTGACTAAGGACTAGTCGGTTGTACTCTTTACGTTTTTCTTTTACTGGAACGATTAAAAATTTCTTCTTGACATTCTCGTAGGTATCAGTAATAACGTCTGCCGTTACTAGTATCCTTTGAGGTATCGAGTTACTAATGTCATTTCCGAGCATCAGTAGACCTCAATTTTAGCGTGATGAATAATCAAGTTGCGGAAAGCCTTTTCAGACTTCATAGCATCCTTAATCTGCTCAACAGTTACTTCCTCTGAGAAGTCAAACGGATATAGCCCATCATTAGCATCGATGCGTTCCATTACTAGCTTTGTGTGACGGCATTTGTTGCGCGACTCAAACCCAGGGCAGTTGCAGGTAAGCTCTTTGTACTCAGTTGAGTGAACCTCAAAGATAGCTGGTCCGGGACGTTCTGAGCGACCGCTTAGAAATACTTGAATAAGACGAGTGCTCATTACTTCCTCAGATCTGTAGTGGAGTCCATATTCACATAGACAAACGCCTCATGAACAAACGACTGTGTAGCAGTCCCATAATGGGATTCCCAGTCGTCTAACTTGATGTTAGTAGTAACTATAGTTGGTAAGCCATTGTTGAAGCGAGTGCGCAACACGTGGTGAAGCATATTCTTCTGCCAGCCTGACGCACTTGCGTGCTCCTTGCCTACATCATCTAAGACTAACAGACGGACGTTGTACGCGTCGTCAGCGGCTTCTCCGAGGATGCCGTTGTAAAGCAGGTCGTCACTAGGCTCGTGGTCTCCCATAAGCTCCCCCTTGAGTTCTAGGAGAGCGTTGTAGGTGATGAAGTAGCAAGGGCGACTTACAACCTTGCCCGGAACCATGCCTAGGGTAGCGGCCTCTGCCTTGCGGATAACTTCCTGAAGTAGGACGTTAGCTACGGTGGTCTTGCCACGGCCAGGAAGCCCGTATAGCATCAGTCCCACGCCACATGTCGGCTTGCCTTCAGCACGGATAACCTTGTCTTGGTAGATGCCGTTCATCCATTTGTTGATGGCATTTAGGGACGAGACGGGTACATCCTTGCACTCATCCATAGCCATCCCTAGCTTTGCTGGAGGAATGTTAGCAGTCTTGATCCAAGTACGGCGACGTGGCTTTAGTTCTTCCGGCTTATACATTGTCGTCCTCATCGAATAGTGAAAGCTTCTTGGATGTAAGTTCAGCATCCTTGATGATGTTTGCCTCACGCTCTTCAACAGTAACAGTTAGTTCCTTAGCAGTTTGCAAAAGCATCGGAGCCTTGTACATAAACGCACGCCACAGGTGATTACCGTCGGTGTACTTCTCAGCATCCAAAGACGCAAAGAACAACTCGATCAGTTTGGTCTCAAGAGCGCCATTGGTATCGTGCTGCTTACGGAACGCCGCTAACGCCTGAACAAAGCGAGACTGTGTAACGCTGAAAGGCGCAATGCTCCAGATATCTGCCATACGGTCAGCGAACTCGTAGGCCACATCCTTGCAGCTCCACAGCGCAGGGTCAAGGTTAGAGCGGTGTCTATCACGGCGTTGCTCAGCCTTAGCCAGCTTAGCCTCTGCGTATTCCTGCTTCACCTTAGCCAGGTGCTTAGCACGTTCGCTAGCGAACTCATCATCGCCAGAGGATGCATTTTCAAAGAAGTCGTAACCCACTTGTTTCTCTTCCTCTTTGACCTCGTCAAAGAATTTATTTGTAGCTATATCTACTGTTCTAGCATTACTGCTATTAGGATTAATTGGCTGTAATAGCTGAACTGCTGTTACGGTGGAATCGGAGCTTACCAAACTGGTAAGTTCTAACTTTTTAGACATTACCGCAGTGGTAAGTTGTAAATTTGTTCCTACGTATCTTGATCGCTTAGCAATTACAAGGTTAGCCTCGCGTAGCTCACGAACAATGTCGAGGCTACGGCGACGGCTAACGCCTCCGTGGTCCATTATCGAAAGATAATTAATACGGATTTCAGGATTGTCAATGAAGAACTTAAGCCAGGTCTGAGCCTGTCTGCTTAGCCTACTTGTCATTTAGCAGCTTCTTAAACTCGCTAAAGAAACTGCGAGCAAGTTCTTTGCCTGCCTGTTCCATAAGCATAGTTACAAGTTCGGCTACATCGTATTCTTCAGTAGGAAGGTCTACGAAATCTTCTTCGTCGTCCTCTACTACAGGCTCGACTTCAGGTTCAGTAACCTCAACAGCCTTTACAGCCTCAGGGATTACGACTTCCTCTACGACTTCAGCCTTAGGGATAACCGAGACTACAGGAGCCTCGATCTTGGCTTGCTTTAGGCCAATCATCATTAGGCCGTCAGTTAAGTCAAAAGCTGAAATACCCCACTGCTGAGCAAAGGAAGCTGCAGCCTGACACTCTGGGTCATCGTCATCCCAAAGCATAAAGAACCTTAGTTCATGTGCGGGGGCGTACTCTGTAAGAGCTGGGTAGTTGTTGTCTGCAATTTCAACAACACTGATATCTTGATCTTCGGCAAACTGCTTTGCCCAAATAGCGCCTTGAGACATCTCTTTATCGTAGACAACGATAAGTCCTACCTGGTCCACTGAATCTACGAAGTCAGAAAGAAGCGCGTCTACGTTAGAGCGGGCTGTCTTTCCATTACCTATAACCACCATGGTTACTCGTCTCATATTTACCTCCTATGAACGGAGATACAAGAGTAACTCTTAAGCGACTATGTTGTCAACTACTTATAAAAAATAGCCCAAAGAGCACCCATAGGGAGGGCATCAGGAATTACCGCCTTTAGTCGTTGAATGACTTTAGACTTATTTAGATAGAAATAGCTCATGCTATTGACGTGGTCGGTAGAGTCCCACGACACGTCAGCAATTGATACGTTAGAGCTTAGGTGAGAAGAAGCCATAGAGACCTTGCCCGCAGCTGTTATCGCAGGCGCAGGGTTCTTGGCCCCGTACACACTGCTAACGTCGAGTACCAATGATGATCCCGATGTTCCCGGTTGAGCTTCCCATGTACCGTTGTATCCGATTGGAGTTACTCCGCTAATAGTAACCGTTTGATAAGGTAAAATACCGTGAGTAAAGCCTGTGCTTAAAGTTACTACGCCAGTTCCGCTTGAGGCCTGGATAGGTATAGGTAAAAGTAGGCTTGCGCTAGTAGAAATTGTCGTTAAGTCAATACTATTTAAGTCACCATCAAAGTAAGGAAGCGCATTCGAAGATAGTTCGAAAACAGGCTTGCTTATGTATAGTTCTGGGTGTACCCCGCTTATGGCAGCGTTACCAGTAGACGTTACATAAACGGTAGCATTAGCAGTTACTGCAGTGGCCGGGGCAGTTCCTGACACAGAGTTAATAGCGTACTGAGTAAGGTCTCCATACCAAATAGGAACTACCGTAGCGCTTTTAATAGTGCTTAAAGCTGTGTTAGATGAGTCGTACCAAGTAATCGCTACGTACGCTTGAACCTTTGGAGATCCCGCGGAATCAAATGCGTCAGCGGCCGGAGTTATCGGACTACTTATTTGGGCGCTAAATGAGTACTGTTTGTTAGCAGATATTGCTACATTTTGGTACGCGACCCGTACGTCTGAAGTTCCTATAGCAGGACCGCTGAGCACCTCCATCTTACTAACGCTCCAGCTAACAGTTGGAGCGCTTACGCTAATTCCATCGTCAGCAGCCCAGTTAGT